CACGACGAGCGACGTACTCGAACAGCGCATCCGCGATCACCGCGCCAAGGGCACGGAGGGCGTTCACATCGTCCGCGGGCCTCGCTGGGCGATCAACACCATCGGCTACGACCCTGCTGGGCGCGACCCGAAGCGCGGCTTCAAGGAGGGCGATCCGACCTTTCGCGTGTACGTCGGCAACGAGGTCAGTGATCCTCGGCTGCTCGACAAGGTTACGCGGCCAGGTGGCGGCGCTGCGGTCGTGGTCGATTCGATTGCGGAGGCACCGGACGCCGGCGGGCGCATCCTCGCCGTGCCGGTCACGCACTACCGTGCCTTCCACGACGACATCCACGGGGCGCTGCGCGCGCTCGCGGACGTACCGACTGGTGCGTTCACGCCGTTCTTCGGGCGGCGCGAGGTCGTAGAGGCATGCTTCTCTACCGAGCTTCCGTTCCCCTTCTCTTCGCAGGTCATCCCCTGCTACGAGAAGGGGAGCCTTCGCCTGCAGGATGCCTTCGACCACGACGCGGTCACGCGCGTTCACCTGGGACGGCGGACGCCGGTACGGCACCCGGAGGCCCCGCGGTACGTCTCGCTTGACCTCTCACAGACCGGCGACCGCACCGGCTTCGCGATGGTCCATCCGTCCGGGCACTACCTCGATACGCGGAGGGGGGAGACGAAGGATGCCGCGCAGGTCGGTGAGGGCGAGGTCGTGAAGGACATCGAGGTGGACTTCTACCTCGCCATCACCTCTGGTCCGTACGGAGAGCCCATCGACTACCGGCAGATTCGCGTGTTCATCGACTGGCTGCGCAGGTGCGGCTTCCCCATCCGGCTGGTCACCTGCGACCATCACATGAGCTTCGACATGATGCAGCGGCTGCGCGAAGCCGGCTTCACGACCGACTCACAGTCGGTGGACCGCACCGCACAGCCCTACAAGGACGCACGGCAGGCTGCGAGCGAAGGTCGCGTGGCGCTGCCCTACCCTCCGGGCGTGAGCCCGAAGGAGTGGAGCACGCCAGCGGAGGCGCTGCGTCGCGTTCTGCTGTGGCAGGAGATGACCGGGCTGGAGCACGACGTTCACCGCGACAAGGTGGACCACCGAGACCGAAACCCGGACGGGTCGAAGGGCTCGAAGGACGTGGCGGATGCCTGGGCCGCGGCGACGTTCCGATGCCTCGTGGACAAGGTCGCGATGGGGGAGCACCCGAGTGCGATGACGCAGCGGAAGGCCATGGCCGCGCGATTCAACCGCTACTTGAACAAGGTGACGTTCTAGTGGGCGGCTTCACCGCGGACGTTCGTGTGCGCATGTTCGACGGCAGCACGCCGACGTTCATCGACCTCGTGAATCGCTTTGGCGCGCGGCAGGCCCCTGGGTCGGGGAACATCGACACCATCAGGCTGCTCACGGTGCGAAGCACCGAGAGGTTCGGCTTCTCGGTCGGAGGCTCCGTCCGCCACGGCTTCGTGGAGGTCGGCATGGCCCGGTTGCCGCGACTTGAAGCGGGCAACGTCCCGGTGCTCTCCGTCGAGATCGAGGGCGACGCGCCGATCCCTGGGGGAACGGTGCGGTGCATCCCGAGTCAACTCTGGATGCTGATCGACGGCTCTTGGCGCGCTGCGCGCGACCTTGTGAAAGGGGACACGCTGTTGCCGCTGGCGACAGACCAGGTGCCAGAGCTTGCGTTTGCAACGCGAGGCCACACGATCCAGGTCGTGCCGAGGGTCAAGGTCCGTCGTGTTACAACGGCAGGGATGGCGGACGTGTTCAGCCTCGAAGTGCCTTCGACCGGGGTCTTCGGACTTGCGGTCGGGGCGCTCGTGAGCGTATAGGAGGCACCATGTCGGTGGACATCAGCGCGGTGGTCGGCATCACGGGCAAGAGCGACAAGAGCGGGCCGATCAATCAGCAGTTCGCGCTCACGCTCTCCGGGCTCAAGGTCAAGCGCGAGATCGAGGTCATCGTGCTCGCCGCGGACGTGGACCTGGCGGTGCTCCTCCCGCCGCTCACGACGCAGGCGCTCCTCTTCGTGCAGAGTGACCTCCCCTGCTCGTTCACGAAGAACGCGGAGACCGTCGTTCACGCGCTGAGTGCGAACGGCATGTACCTCGAAGCAGGCGGCGTCGTGGCGACGACGCTTCTCTTCACCGGCTCGGGCGTGCCCTCGTCGCAGGTCTACATCTTCATCGCCGGTAACTAGAGGCTAACGTGGCGGAACGTAAGTCGCTATCAGAGATGATCTTGCACCCATGGAGCACGCTACGGCGCGTGCAGGGGCTCGACCGTCTTCCGGACCGTCGGGTGTCGAAGCATCCCCTCCACGGACAGCCAGACTCGGCGGACCCGCTTCGCGCCTCGGGCCGCGCGCACGCCATCTACAAGGCGCTTGGCGTGTACGCGCTGGAGGAGTCGCGCGTTGAGCTTTACGAGAACTACCGCGAGATGGACACCGACCCGATGATCGCGGCGGTGCTCGATGCCTTCGCGGAGGACGCGGGGCAGTTCGATCCCGAGCACAAGCGCACCGTATGGGTCGAGGCTCCGAACGAGGACATACAGCGTGTCGTGACGCGCACGCTCGACCGGCTGCACATCGAGCAGCTTGCGTACCCGGTCATGCGCTCGCTCGCGCGCGACGGGGACGTGTTCATGCACGCTGCGACCGCGGCGGGGCAGGGTGTGGTCGCGCTTCGCGCCTACGAGCCCTGGACCGTCGCGCGCATCGAGGACGACATCGGCCGGCTCCTCGGCTTCGCGCCGGCGGATGAGCAGGGCAAGCCTGCGAACAAGGACCAGCGGTCGGTGCCCTTCTACCAGGTGCTTCACTTCCGGCTCCCGCCTCGCGAGATGACGGACGACTACGGAGCCTCTTCGTCGTTCCTGTGGGGCTCCCGCATCCTGTGGCGGCAGCTTCAACTCATGTTCGACCAGGTGGTCATCCAGCGGCTGCTTCGCCGGCCCGACCGCCTGATGATTATGATGGACTCGACGGGCATGTCGTACGAGGACGCTTGGGGCACCGTGAAGGAGTGGGAGCGCCGCTTCCATCGCGAGTGGCACATGAATCCAGGCACAGGGACGTTCGCCTCGCACGGGCTCCCGCTCGATGGTGCGAAGGATCTTGTGCTGCCGCGTGGGCCAGGCAACCAGACCACCATCGAGAACTTCCCTGCCACGAACCAGAACGACGTGCTCAAGGACGTCGAGATGTTCCTCAAGAGCCTGGCGGCAGGCATCGGCTTTCCGCTCGGCTTCATCGGGCGCGGCGAGGAGGGCGGCTACAACCCCGGGCAGAGCCTCTCGCGGCAGTACCAGCCGTTCGCGAAGAAGGCCATGCGGCTGCAGCGCGCGTTCCTCTCGGAGCTTGTTCGGCTCTGCATGATCGACCTCGCGTTCCAGAACCTCGACCCCTACAACGCGAAGAACGCCTTTACGCTGAACATGGCGTCGGTGGCTCCCATCGTGGAGATCGAGCGCGCGGAGGTCATCCAGCTTCGGATGGACCGCATGGAGCGCGCGCTCGCGTTCGGGCAGAACGCGGGGCTCGACCTTCACGTCTGGACTCCGTTCGTGCTGGAGAAGTACGGCGGGCTCTCCGCGGACCTCATCTCGCGCGTGTACAACACGCAGCCGGCGGCCCCGGCTCCTGCTGCCGCTGCCGCGCCTGCGGAAGACGGCGACGGAGGGGACACCGGCGCGTTGGAGAGCCGGGGGCGGAAGCACAACACCGCTGCGGTGCTCAAGGAGTTGTCGGAGGTCGCGGGTGCCTTCGTTCCGAAGACGCAGGAGCACGCGACGGCGACCTCGGTCGAGCGGATTGAGGCGCGGCACCTCGACGTGCTCGCGGAGGCGAAGTACCGGCCTGTGGGGCTCAACGAGACCACTGGCCTCGGCACCGGCCCCTCGACGTTGCTCGCGCCCGGTGGTCCTGCTCTCGCGCCCACGCTCGCGATGAAGGCGAACGAGACGGCGGCAGCGGAGCACCGGAAGCGCGCGACCTCGCGTCTCGACCTCATCAGCGCCCTCGCCGGCCTGCCGGCCAGTCACGACACAGAGGTCCGCCCGTGGCCGAGCCGGGCGTAGTCGTGCCGGAGCAGCAGACGTCTGCCACGCCGCCGCAGCCGCAACAGGTGGTCGTGGTTCCGGTGTGGGCGTGCGTTGGGTGCCGGCTCGTCGCCATCGCGCGCGGTACGCCCTGCCCGCGTTGTGGGCGGCATCTTTTGGAGGGGTAGCCATGACCCGGCCCACGTTCTTCATCGCGGGCGACCCTGGCATCCCTGCGGGTCAGGTACTCGACCCCTTCGCTGGGCTTCCGTCTGCGCTGGTTGAGGACATCCGCGCCTACCTCGATGCGCCGGTGGTGGAGGGCGCTCCGCTCGGCGCGGTGCAGGCTGGTGTGCTCGATTCTCTGCGTCGTCGCGGCAAGTGGTTCGATGGCTGCGGGTGGCAATGGTCGAGCGCGGCGAAGACGACTCGTGCGCTCGATGCGCTCGTGGCGCTCGGGCTCGCGGCGAAGGCAGATGATGGTCGCCGCGTGGTGTACACGCCGGTTCCGATTGCGGAGGCGAAGGCGGTCGGGACCGCGCCAGGCGTGTCCTACGGCCACGTCGGGCAGCGGGACGCACGCATCCGCGACAAGGGACATTTCGCGAGCACGACGCGCTTCCACCTGCGCGCGGCAGCTACGAACACGATCCGAGACTTCGCGCCTGTGGTGACGCAGGCGGTGACCGAGATTGGCGGACTCCTCAACGAGTGGCTCGGCGGACGCATCTCCTACGACGACATCCAGCTTCGGTCCGCGAAGGCGTGGCGCGCGGTCTACGAACAGGTACGCGACCTGGGGCGGAAAGCCGCTGGCATCGACCGCCTCGCGCCGGATGAGCAGCACGTCACGCACGACGAGGAGACGTGGTTCCGCGGTGCGGTGCGCGAGGAGCTTCGGTTCTGGCACGTCTTCCTCGAAGACGTAAACGAGGGCCGCACCGTGGGCGAGCGCACCTGGCTGCGGTTCGACGCCTACGTGAAGGCGCTGCGCTTCATGTACGACGCGAGCCGCACGCTCGCGATCCCCGAGCACAACACGCTCATCTACTGGATGGGCCCCAAGCGCGATGATCCGACGATCTGCGGCGGTTGCCTCTACATGATCGAGCGGTCTCCCTTCCCGAAGGAGGTCATGCCGGCGACCCCGCGCGATGGTTCGACGCCGTGCCTCACCAACTGCAGGCACAAGATCATGGTGCGCGTCGTCGGGCTGGAGGAGGACGTGCGTCGGCGGAAGGCCGCGCTCCCTTCGCGAGAGGTCATGGTCCGTGAGCTTCTGCGGATCAAGGAGGGTGCGCATGGGGGCGACCACCATCGGCGCGTTCGCCGCGGTGCGGAGATAGCGCGCGAGATCCACCCCCACGCGGCCAACCCGTTCAAGGGGCACCCCATGCCAGCGAAGCGGAGGTCGTCCCTGTGACGCTGGTTCCGCATGCGGGGCAAGAGACGGACTACTCCTGCGGCGCAGCCGCGCTACTGGCGGTGCTGCGTTACTGGAAGGTGGATGGCGGAGACGACGAGGCGGCCTTGCGCGGCGCGCTCGGAACCACGCGGGCTGGCACCACCGTCCGCGCCATCCTCGACCTTGCGACCGCGCGCGGGCTCGACGTGAGCTTCCGCTCCGCGACGCTGGCGGACCTGCAGGCAGCGACGCAGCAGCGGTGTCCGCCGATCCTGGCGCTGCAGGCATACGCCGAGGACGGCAAGCCGCCGCAGGGCTGCGAGGACGGGCACTACGTCGTGCTCGTGTCGATGAACGGGCTGGCGGCATGCTTCATGGACCCGGCGTCCGACGAGCACACCTACTTGCTCCTACCGGAGCTTCAACGGCGGTGGCATGATCGCGTCCATGACGGCGAGTGCTTCTCGCGCCCGGCGATCTTCATCCGCGGTAGGGCAGCGGTGCCTGCGGAGCTTCCCGAGGGGGCGATGTCGATGCGTGAGCAGAAGCAAGGTCTCTGGCTCTACCTCGTGCGGCAGTTCGTGTCGCTGCGGAACATCCTGCGCGACCGCGAGATCGTCGGTCTCGACCCGAACGAGCCCGTCGCGTTCTCCGAGAAGCCGGTGAACGCGGCCGACCTTCGCTACGGAGAGGTCGTGCTCGTGTTCGCGCGCGAGGCGCTCGCGCGGCAGCTTGAGCTTCGCCGCGAGGGGCTGTGGGCGGCGCGTGGCGATGTGTCGGTGACCTTCGATGGTGGCGACCTCGTGCGCGTGTTCGTGAAGGACGAGCGGCTGCTGCCCGGCATCCGCGCGCTGTACCCCGAGGTGCCGTGCGCGGTGCTCAAGCTCAAGGACGGGACCGAGGGCGAGACGACCGAGCTTGTGGACGCAGTGGCGCTCTCGCCGCAGGAGCGAAACATCCTGGCGATCCTCATCGACTTCCAGCGTACGGGCGATCACAGCAAGGGGATGCCTGCGAAAGAGGCCGAGGCGAGCTACGAGGTGGCGGTGCTGGATGCGCTGCACGACAAGGGTCTGGTTGAGTACCCCGAGTGGGGTGGCACGTTCTACTACCGCGCGCTCCCTGCGGGCTACATCGCGGCCGGGCGCGCGTTGCCTGGGTGGGCTGGGAAGGCGGCGTTCAAGCCTCCGACGCAGGAGGCGGTGCCGGTTACCGAAGGTGCCGCCGACCTGATAGTGCTCACGAAGATCATCAACGCGCTGCAGGACGCATCAGCCCGGTGTAAGCGTAGGGGTGCGGGGCTGACGCAGAGCAGTAGCGTCGAGGCCGAGCGTGCCGCGCTCCTCGCCGGCGCGAAGCTGCTCGCTTCGTTGTCTCTGGCACTGCGCGGCGACGGTACCGGAAACGTGGCTCGCAGCGACATCCAGAAGATGAGTGACGCTGCTACGCATCTGGCCGCGCGTTTGCCGCATCTCCCCCCGTCCCCCGTGAAGAACGGCGAGGAGGCGGGGTTCTACGACGGCACTAACACGGTGCTCGATGAGTTGAAGGAGATCATCAAGTGGGCGGAATACGCCGTGTCGGCGCACATCCACGAAGCCGCGTTCGACAACTACGCCTACCGCAACTCGTCGCACCTGCTGGCGGCCGGTGTCACGCCGCCGGAGCCTGCGGTCGTTGAGGCGTGGCCCGAGGTGACGTGGTCGAAGCTGGACCCGAAGCGGAAGGGCTACGCGAAGGTCGTCTCGCAGGAGAAGGGCATCTCCGACCACTACGTCTGCTCGATCTGCCGCGGCGGCTTCCCGCTCAACAAGGCGGGCCGGCTGGAGGCTCTCGCGTGCTGCGCGGACGCGAAGCGTCCCGTCAACGAGGCCGCGTTCGACAACTACGCCTACCGCAACTCGTCGCTCCTCGACATGGTCCGCCTGCTCGCGCTTGTGTCCGGGCGTCGCCCGCTGAACATGGGCCTCGTCACGCGGCTCTTGGACCGCTTGGCTGCGGCGCTGGAGCTTGCGACTGTCGCGGTGCTCGGTCGCGTGCAGGCGCAGGCGCTGTCGGGTCTCCTGCGGCGTGCTCTGGCGAACATCTCCGACGCCATGCAGACTGGCGGGCTGACTGAGAACAGGGAGCGGCTGGCGCGGGTCGAGCACGCGCTCTCGCTCTTGGAGGGGTAGTGCCTGCTACGACCATCACGCTGCATGCGGTCACGCGCGTGCCGATTGCCAAGCTGCGTGAGGCTCCCTGGAACGCGAACCTCGTTCCGAAGGCGATGATGACGAGGATCCGCGCGAGCCTTCGAGTCTTCGGAGCGGTCGAGAACAACGTGCTGCGCCCTGACTGGACGGTCGGCGCGCGCACGATGGAGGAGATCGTGCGTCGCCGCACGGCGCGCATGGAAGACGTGCCTGGCTGGTACGAGACGCTCTCCGGCAACCATCGCCTGGCGATCTATCGGGAGGACGGCGTTACCGAGGTGCCGTCGGTCGTGGTCGAGCTTCCCGACCCGCAGGCGAAGATGCTCGCGCAGGCGCTCAACCGGACTCGCGGCAAGCTCGACGCGGACGACAAGCTCGCGGAGATTCTGCGCGACATCACCGCCGACCTTCCTCCCTCCGACGTGGCGAAGATCCTCCCGCACAGCGAGCACGCCATCGTGCGGCTTCTCTCGGCAGTGTTCGGTACCGACGAGGAAGACGATGCGCCGGAAGCGCCTGAGATCGTGGACTCGCAGGCCGGCAGGGTCTACGTGCTCGGACCGCACCGGCTGCTTTGCGGAGATTCGACGGACAGCGCCGCGGTTCAGGCGTTCATCGGCAGCGACATCCCGAGCCTCATGGTGACCGATCCGCCCTACGGAGTGGGTCTCGCGCAAGGCTGGCGTGACACTGCGGGGATGGAGCGCGACCCTGCTGCGACCGCGAACGTGGACGAGATCGAGGGCGATGACGGGTTCGAGTGGGAGCCTGCGCTCGGGCTCGTGCCGAGCATCACCGTCGCCTACGTGTGGCACGCGGACCGCTACGTCACGGAGACCCGCGAGATGCTTGTGCGCGCTGGCTTCGCGCAACGGCAGATGATCGTGTGGCGGAAGGACGCCATGGTCATCGGGCGCGCGCACTATCACCACCAGCACGAGCTTTGCCTCTATGCGGTGCGCTGTGGAGCTACGCCGGCGTGGTACGGCGGGAGGAGCCAGACGACGGTGTGGAGCGCCAAGAGCCCGCGCCAGCTTCTCGGATCCAACACAGCGGAGGAGCGTCTCCCGCACCCATGCCTGCGGCCAGGGAGTCAGGTGCGCGCAGCCGGTGGATGGCGGTCCATCGAGTCTCTGTGCGTGGGCGAGCGCGTCCTTGCCGCAGATGGTGTCCTGCGCCGGATCATCGGCGTGTCGCAGCATCCTTGTGATGGACCTCTGGTGCGGCTCGCTGTGGAGGGCCAGGGGCAGCCTGTGGACGCGACGACGAACCATCCCTTCCTCGTGTGGCGCGATGGGGTGGTTGCGTGGGTCGAGGCCGGGCAGATGCGCGTGGGCGACTACACGATGACGCCCGTTGCGCGCGAAGCTCATGCTACACTGAAACCATGCGCCGAGCAGCCGGAACAGGAAGCGTCACCGCCAAGGGATACATCCGCGTTCACGCCGATGGCCGCCAGCAGATGGCGCACGTCATCGCGTGGGAGCGGAAGCACGGTCTTGTGCCCGCCGGC